CCTCACGAACTGCTTTGTGCACAAAGCCAATAAAGCTCTTTGCACTTTGGATAGATTTTCTAACCAAACTTACGACGGTGCTCCGTCTCTTACGGTTCTCCGACACGCATCGATAATAGCGCATCTTCAATCCCGCCTCCCGGCTCGCCCGATTGAGCTTAATCCAATTATCGTCAGTAAAACGACAGATAAAAGGAGAGTGCTTATGCCCATAAGGAATGTGGAAGCCGAGCAACCGCTCAGCTTGTTCAAACCAGAGAGCAGAAATAGCACGAAGCCCGCGTTCACGCAAAAGATTCGCGTGAGCGACGATTTTCGCGGCTGACTCGAATTTTGATTCATAGTGTGGCACTTCCGAAAGTTTCAAAGGTGTGACATCGACGCCGTTAAAAGCGTCAACGCCGCAAGATTCAGCAAAAGCTGAATTTACGCAGGATTTATCCTCATTAACGGTAAAACCAAAATTGGTTAAAACATTGATGATTGGATAAGCGTACTTTGATTCACGATGATGTCATCACCAACGATATCTAGTACGAGTGAGTCACGATCCCCACCATTTACTCGCCACCACCCTAATATTAGGGTATATAGCGATATCGCAAGAAAAGGAAAGCATAAAGCTGACCCCATCGGTGCGAACTTCTCGTATCGACCGCGAATTACGCCATCAATAGAGTAAAACTCAGATCTGCAATGAAGCACATCTTCGAGTAGATCGGGGACGAGCGACCACAACTCACGCACAAGTGCCAGAAAATTTCTGTCTGACGCTCGTGATAAATCAAGAGTTGCTAATGTTTTTGTAAGGGAAGCAATGAGGGCTTGGGCCCGGTTTCTCGACTGGTCTGTGAAATGAACATGTTGCCCCATCGAAGAACTTTCGACACGGGTATATATCCAGTTACGCAGACCTTGTTGCAGATATTGGTTCCAAGTAGGTTCCACTGCGATTAATCGAGGTCCCCTCGAGTCCTTTGGTACTAACTTGACCTTAGAAACTCGAGACTCCAATTCTAGGCGCGTATTTCGCGCTGAAGCTACTTGCTTATGAGAGATAGATTCAAAATCATCACTCCCAAGTAAACAAGAACCCCAATACTCTGCAAGAGAATACGGGATAGGAGTTTGATCCTTAGCTTCGATTAGAGCATCCGCCACACTGCCTGGGCCGTGAGTGAAGGTCAATGAGTATTTGGTATTACGATTGTAATCACCGAACACTCGATAGATCTCTCTCTTAGCTTCGGACAGTATGTCGTGGAACAGACCACGAGGATGAATTTTACTGTAGTGCGTAATTAGCGCATTTTCAGCAATACCCTCGTATTCGTCCTTGAGAAACTTCTCAATTACGCGCTCTTCTTTCTCAACGCTACAAGCAATTTCAGTCTTGTAAAAGTAAAAAAGTACTTGCCTTAGAGCCCTTACGGACTCGATATTAGGCACTTTGAGAAGGAATCCATTATTATCGAAAATAGTCGAGAACAACGAACCCAAACATTGGGGGAGCTTCCTGCATCCAGGCATGTGCTTGAATGCGGAAGGTAAGATGAATCGTCCAACTTTTAGACCTTCGTCAAGTGCTCTTCCGAGCACAGGCAAAGTGTCAGTTAAAAAGGCAAACCCTTCATGGGTCAGCCTCTCCAGTGGAAAATCCTTTTTGGCGATTAC